GGGAGACGCACCTGATTAGGAGATGCAATGGCAAAAAAGACAACTCATTCACTAGAAGAACTAGGGCAAGAGACTGTAGCTCAACATATAGCCGATGCTGAAGGAACTTCGCTAAAGAAGGCCAAGGAAAAACTCAAGAAAGCCAAAGAGAAGTACGAAAAGGTAAATCATGGCTAAGGTACATCATGTATCAACTGGGATTGGGATTAAGACCGATGAAGAATGGGTGGCTGAGGTTCATCAAATTGAGGAGAACGATGGCATCCTTTTGGTAAGCAATCCCCCCAGTGGCTTCCATAAAATCTATAATCTTTATGCCGTAAAAACGGGAAACGTATATCATTTACAAATGGATGTTGAAGATATACCTAAATAAAAAGGAGGAGAAAAATGGCTAAACAAACAGCCACAGTTACAGTCAGTCAGGCAGACTGGGATGGCAAACTTGATACATCAAGCAAACTGCTAGCAGACCTAGATGCAACAGCAAACACTAAGTTAACTGGTATTGAAGCTAGTGCCACAGCAGACCAGACAGGTGCTGAAATCCAGACAGCTGTTGAAGGTCTAACCGATGCAGCCCGCAACATTATGATTAGTGACCCTCAAACTGGTGAATACAAAGTCCACGGTGCCCATCGTAATGCTGCTGGCGACCTTGAGTATGACTATGATGATGTAGCCGTATAAAGGGGGAGGCAATGGCGAAACAAACAGAAGCAATAAGCCCTGGTGTGAGTCAGGCAGTGTTTGATGTTCATACTCATAACTATCGTAAGCTGACACAGATAGGTGGCGATGCTGATGATAAGTGGGCTTCACCAACTTTAGTTGATGTAGTTGATGATGCCACTACAGAAGCTCACGAATCCGTTGACCTTGAGGCGGTAGGGGTAACTGTGTCCACACAACCAACGGGGGTGCCAATCTAATGCCCAAGTTCCCGCTTAACTTCCCAATTAGATGGGATGAGTTCAGGTATCCACTGAGAGCGGTAGATGTTGAGGATGATACTCGTTTTGAGAACATCCTTGATGATACTGATTTTATGAATATTGACGATACCCCATTTGTTAATTTGTGGGACGATACTATGTTTTCGGATATAGAAGATACAACAAGATTTGTGGAGGTGAAGTGATGCCTGCACCTTATTACACTGGGGACGAAGTGCCTCTTGAGTTTAATGTGTTTTACAAAGAGGTGGCAGAGCCAGTTACCTCAGCTAAGGTTACTATCCGCAATGGGCATAATACGATGTTTGAGGAAGATGACGCTATAGTTGATGGCAATACTGTTAGTTATGTAGTTCCTGGTTCAGTCACTTCTCGTGGCGGTGAATATGCCGCTTGGTTTGTCTGTGTCTTCCCTTATGGCGAGAGAACACACGAAATGATATTTAATATAATGCCAAATCCTAGATTGATATAGGAGCGGATATGACAGCAAAGACAAATGCAGAAATAGTAGATAGGATTTCGCAAATCTTAGAGGATACAAGTAATGCCATATTCGCTGATGCTGCCCAAATAACACCCCAGATTCAGGATAGCCTAAGTGAGTTATCTGCTTACAAGCCCCTGCTAGTCAAACATACGAAGATGGCTGTTAATTCAGCCAAGTTGGGAACTACATTATCTGGGGTTCACACTGGCAGGGAAATAGATATATCCGATATTGACCGCTTGAGATACATAGACCGAGTGGAATACCCAGTTGGTAATTATCCACCCACCTATGTAGATTTTGAGGTCTACAATAATATGCTATTCCTCAAAATCCCTACGAGACCAAGTGCGGGTAGCCAGGCAGACCCACGTGGAACAACGCAGGTTTTAACTGGAACTGTAACATTTACATCTGGTAGCCCTGCGGTGACGGGTTCGGGAACTGCCTTTACATCTGAACTGGAAGTCGGGTATTACATAGCAAAATCCAGCGGTGAAAATTGGTATAGGGTGGCAACGATAACAGATGACACAAATCTAGTTCTAGCAATAAACTGTGCCGCTGCTGATACTGGGGCTGATTCATCAGGAGCGACTCTGTATTGGTATGAGTATGTCTATTTGTTCTGCGCCCAAGACCATTATGTAGAGGCTACTATTACAGATTTGGGTGGTACCATAGACGCTGGTGCTGCTACGGGTTACGCTGAAGGTACTTACAAAATTACGATTGATGCACTAACCGCTGGAACATATTCAAAAGATATGCTCTTTACCATTGCTGGGACTGAGGGTGTCTATAGAAATACGGCAGATGTAGTTGTAGCTGTAACAGAAGGCGACTTTATAATCTCACCCAGATTAAAGGGAAGAGCTACCGAGAATGCAGTAGTAACATTCCTGGGCTCCACCCTCACCCCTGAATTAGAAGAATATTTATGTGAACTCACTGCGGCTAGGGTTGCTATGAACTGGGTAGGTGATTCTAGGACTGCACTTGATAATGTAGTATCCGTTTATGGGGATGCCAATGCGACCCTCGACAAGATGGCTGATATTACAAATTCGGCTAATGATGATTGCGGGACTGCCCTAACCGCTGCTAGTGCCAACTTTATAAATGTAACCAACAGTATAGCCAAAGCTGAGACTTACCTCAATACAGATGCGGAAGATGCACTTGAGAAATTAGACGGATATATAGGCGATTATACTACGACAGCTGACCCCGCACAAGCCCTAGCTTCAATAGACCTTGCCAATACAGCTATAGATGATGCAGAGTTAGTATCTGATGAGATGAATACTGACATTGATAACCAATTAGGGGGGATTGGGGCTTCTGCTGCTCTAATAACAACCGAACTCGCTCAGGCAATTACCGACCTAGACACTGTAGAAGACAACCTGAATGTAGTCACTCGTGGAAGCGACCCTGCTGGCAAGGGGACACAGAAGGCGATGGCTCAAATGGCTTATGCCAATGCTAAGATGGGGGAAATGAATGCGGCTATAAGAGAGGGCTACGCCCTTAATCCATCGTTTTTAAGCCATCTAAACACGGCTAGGGGATATATAAACGAAGCTATCGCCAGGATTAACCTTGAGAGAACACTGACTGGCGAAGAGGCGCTTTCGGCTAGGGAGTATGTTAGGCTGGCGCTAGGTGCATTGGCTGAGGCAAGGACATTTTTACAGGCTGATGCACAGAAGGTTGCTAGTCTTATCCGTGTCATATCGGCTCGGTTAAACACAGCGGCCAGCTATTACAGGCTGGCAAGCGGTTACTTTACTGAGGCTGCTATGAGTATAAGGTTATCATCTGCTGTCAATTCCGCCAATGTTTGGGCACAAAGAAAATACGCAATGACTATAGATAGGCTTCAGAAATCTGTTGGAGTAAGGAGAAGTTACGCAACGGTATGAGAACAATCAACCCAGCACTATTAGCAGCCCAGAAATTTGAGCAGACTATACGTGGAGTATCTGGCAAGAGAATACCTTGGGTAGAGCTTATATTCCATAGTGAGGATGGCTCCACGGTGGATTATTCTGAAAGGCATAAAGGCATAGAGCATCACGAAATGATGTATGATGGTCACGCTACTATCCTTTTAAGAAACGATGACCATCTTGTTGAAGATTTAATCGGTTACTGGGTGGAGATAAGATACGGTGATTATTTCTTTGATGATGATAAGGTTATTACTGGGTATGGGACTCCAGTATGGGCGACATCAAGGCTGTGGGTAGAGTCGCAGATGGATATATCGTTCCCTGGGACGAAGATGGTCGTCCTTGAATTACACGATAGCTGGAAACTACTCTCCGACAAACCCTGTATTATAGATGGGGTTAATGAATTAGCCCCATACCATTATGCGAGGATAGAGGATCACACGCCATACGAAATAATAAGAATGGCTCTCAATAATGCAGGCTTTGCCCCTAGAACATTAGACCAATCTGGGGATGACGGTTTCATTGATACATTCATATCCAGTGCTTTCTTTATCAACGGTCATTATTGGACTGCCACTATCTCTGAGGACTACAAGGGGAAATACGAGAGCTATAAGGATGTAATACTGAGGGCGCTCTCATATACTCAGTGTTATCTTAGGGCAGAGGGGGGTGCTGATATACCCTCATTCCGCATTGTCTATCCAGAACCAGTAAAGGGTGAGCGGGAAGCTGACGAAACATATTATTCCTATCAAGCACCTTGGTTTAACGAATTCATCTACAGAAAGAATATAGTTTCACCCAATCAGGTCCTTACTTACTGCAATTACGATTGGGATATTGACGCTTTTGACCCAGATACTATAATTATAGGTCAGGCTAGAGACCAAGACTCAATTGATAGGTATGCCCATACAGGATTTCTTGGTGATGGGATTGTTGCCCGCATAGAATGGTGTCCTGATATTACAGACCAAGGGAATGCTGACTCTGTAGCACAAGCTATACTATCAAGGCAGATAGTAGCCTCAAGGGGTGGTAGGTTGATTATCCCCCACGACGCAAGGGTTGAGCTTTTTGATTTGGTAGAAGCTGTGGATGCGAGGTAGAGATGACTATATCAACTCTAACAGCAACAGCTAATGAAACTGGCTATGTGATTGGTTCTCCAGGTAGTGTATGGGCAACTGTTTGGGGGCACGCTGGTGTTGGGGGGTATGAAAATCAGCAATCCTATGAAGCCTATTGTCGTATAGTGTCGTCTGAATATCGGTTAAGTCGTGGTAGGCTTAGGTATGATACCCGTGAAAGTAGCGGGGGCATAGTCGCGGTAAGGTTGGGGGTTGCTTTTAATAGAATTTTTCACAATAAAGGAGACAACTATTTA